TGGATTACAACATTGAAACGTTTAAAGAAGAATATTCTGAAGAAACAAATGAAAAGATTTCAGACTTTGAAGACGAAGTTAATTCAAAAATATCACAAGTAACAGAAGCAGTTAATCAACTTCATAGACTTGATGAAGTTCTTGAAACGTGCGAACGTTATGCGGTTGTTTCAGAAGAACAATCTATTATTGCACAAAATCAAGCAGTTCTTGCAGAAGAACACGCACAATCAGCAGAACAAACACTTGCAAATATTCAGAATGAACACGCAGTTGCACTTGATAATTTAGAAGCTACAAAAGTAAATTCTATCAATGAAATCAAAGCAACAGGTATTTATATGATTGGCGATAGATTATTTTATAAAGACAAAAACGGTGTAACGCACGAATTCAGAAATGATTATGGCGGTATTGCACCAATGGCAGTAAAACACAAAGAAGTGAAAAAGGTTGAAAATGGCAATCTTTTAACTTGGACTGACCCAGACGATAGTATATATCAAGACAATGTTTATTGCGAATGGGGTAATACAATAATTGTAAGAAAAGAAGGAAGCTATCCAGAATCACCATTTGACGGTGTAACTGTTGTTGATAGTAATATTAAAAATGCTTATGCGGTCGAAGGTTATCTTGACGAAGTTGATACAACAAAAGATTATTATTATCGTGCTTTCCCTTGTTCTATCAATAAAGTTTACAGTTTATCAGAAAGAAATAAATTTGGATTCTGGTGCTATGCTTTTTCCGAATTGCTAACAGAATCAAATCCTGCAAAAAGAATTTCATATTTGGAAGATAATGAATATCACAATCCTTGTTATATGGATTTTACAAACGATATTTTCAGATATAACGATTGGGAAAATTCACCATTCTTTAATTGGGATTATATCCGCCCTTGTATGGTTTACAATGAAAACGCATTTGATGAAGACGGAAATTGTTTGTCTGGTCAAGTAATGGAATGGTTAGACCCTAATGACCATACAAAAACAATAGACGGAAATGCTTCACACGTTGCAGACAGTTCTTGTAATGCTAATGCTATGGTATGGAAAAAACCGATATTTACAAAAAGAGTAACTATTGGAAACGTTTCAACAGTTTACTTTTCTAATGTTAAACTTGATGAAGATTACGATTGTTACCCTTGCAAACGTGCAGACGGAACATACGCAGACCATTATTTTACACCAATGTTTCACGGTCAACTTATTAACAATATACTTCGTTCTTTGGGTAATAATGCAAATGCACTTTCAGGCAAAACTGCACAAGATGAAATCAATTATGCAAGAGCAAACGGAAGAACTTATGCACATTGGGATACAGAAGTTCTTGCAGATATTCTTCTTGAAGAAGATATTTTTAAACTTGTTTTCAAAAATACAGATTCGCAAACAGTTCTTGGTGTTGGTGTAACAAACGATAGCGACAGTTTAAGTGCTTCTGGTAAATCTGGTACAACAATGCAAAAAGGTCAAAACTATGGTTCAACATCAACCGCAGTTGCAGTTAAATTTAGATACAGAGAACATTACTATGCTTATCAATGGCAACGTGTAAGAGGTTATATTGTTGACAAAGGTGTAACAAAAATTAAATTAACAGAAAGCACAATAGACGGTTCAACTGCTACTGATTACAATATTGACGGTACAAACTTTATAACACTTTCAGATGTTCCTGCAACAAGTGGTACTTCTGGCGGTTATCAATCTGGATTTGTTTCAAATAAATATGGAACATTCTCAACCGTTGTTAGTGGTTCTTCTTCAACCTATACTTGCGACGGTCGTTGGTATGATAATTCAAAACTTACTTATCCTTATCGTGGCGGTAACTCGAGCGACGGTCTGCTTTGCGGTGCGTTCTACTGGTGTTCTATCCATGCGTCGTCGCTTGCGCGCTGGAACATCGGTGCTTCTCTTTCATGTAAACCTCTTTAGGGGGTCTGGGGGATTTCTCCCCCAGAGATAGATTTTAACGGAATTGTTTTTGGTCGATAACAATTCTAAGGTGAAGTAAATAATTCTTAGTAAATATTGAAAGGTTTAAGGGGTAAAGGGTGCGAAGCTACGAGCCTTATCGTGGCGGTAACTCGAACAACGGTCTGCTTTGCGGTGCGTTCTACTGGAATTCTAACAATGCGTCGTCGAATGCGAACTGGAACATCGGTGCTTCTAATTCTTAGAGAATATGCTTTTCTAATGCAGTCTTTATTCCGTATCGCTTGATAAAAATTAACCGACAAAGAGGCAGAGCTTAGTAATCAATACAAGGGTATTGCAGTTGAACGGCTTTGAGGTTGCTAAGAAAGAATAAAATTTATTAGCTATATGAAAACATATAAAAACCTTTTTGACAAACTGATTGACCCAGAAAATATTTACAATGCAATTATCAATGCTTCACGCAGTAAAAGAAAAAGACCTGATGTTAAGAAGGTTTTAAACAAAATAATGTATTATGTTTGGCGACTGCAGGATTTAATCACGCAGAACAAACTGAAATTCAGAAAACATAATGCAGTTCCAATAAATGACGGTATAAAAGCAAAACTTAGAATAATTGTTAAACCGGACTTTGTTTATGAACAAATTTTGCACCACGCATTTGTGCAAGTTTTAAAACCTATCTTTATGAAATCAATGTATGTTTGGTCATGCGGTTCGCTTCCGAAACGTGGCGGTCTGTATGGTAAACGTTTTCTTGCAAAGTATATTAAAAATCATCAATCAAAAATCAAATATTGTTTCAAGTGTGATATAAGACACTTCTTTCAATCCGTTGATATTGAGATTGTAAAACAAATGCTTTCAAGAAAAATTAAAGACAAAAGATTTCTGCAGGTATTATTTTTAATTCTTGATTCAAATATTGCAGTTTATAACGACGAAGATATTTATATGGGTTTACCTATTGGGTGGTATATTGCTCAATGGTTAGCAAATTGGATATTAACACCTGTTGATTACAAAATAAAACAGAAGTTGTTTATAAAATGTTATGTTCGATATGTTGACGATTTGGTTTTACTGCACCAAAACAAGAAAGAATTACACAAGGCACGTTCAGAAATTCAAAGATATTTGCAAGAATTACGTCTGGAACTTAAACCGAATTATCAAGTTTTCAGATTTGCATACACCGCAAAGGACGGTAAAGAAAAAGGACGTTGCATAGATTTTATGGGTTATAAATTCTATCGCAACAGAACAGTTTTAAGAAAATCAATTATTTTAAAAGCAACTCGTAAGGCTTCTAAAATATATAAAACAGGCAAATTGAATTGGTATGAATGTTCTCAAATGGTTAGTTATTTGGGTTGGTTCAAACACGCAAACGTTTATTCAATTTATGCAAAATACATTCAACCAAAAGTTAATATTGGTGATTGTAAAAAGGTTATTAGTTTACATGCTTACAGAGAAAGGAAAAAGCAAAATGTTGTTAAATTGGAAAATAGCAGAGAGTTTAGAAAAACCGCTTGAAGTTGATTGTATTCTATCAAAAGAATCGGTTTATTACCGCAGAAATATTAAAGAAGAATTAGTTGAAAACGACGGTGATGTAATAACAAAATACGTCTATGAAGAAGTAATTCTTCCGAAAGAATTCCGCTTTCCGATTCTTGATACAGAAGAATTTAAAGAAGCTATTCACAAAAAGATTGATGAAATCAATGGTCAACTTCACATGACAAAATTAGACTTCTTTAATAATTTCTGCAAACCTGCAGGAATTACAGACGAAATGCTTGAAGCAAAAATTGCTGAACTTGGTATGTCTGCAGATTGGAAATACTGTAATCACGTTTATTATGGTGTAATTTTCCCATTCCTAACAACTTTACCTTTAGGAAAAACAGAAGAAGAAATTATAAAAATCTTTGAAGAACTAACACCAAAAAAATAAAATTTGGGGTGGTTTGCTGACGATTTAAGACGGACAAAATCAATTTTAGGAGTAAGACATCATGAAAAAGATTTTTAAGGCGATTACCGCACCGATAGTTTTGATGTTTAAAACATTAAATGGTGCAAGGGAATTTGTTGAAGATAGAATTGCGGACGTACTTGATAGAATTCAACCGTCCGAAAAGATTGATGAAATCGAAAAGAAACTAATTACGGCAGGGATAAAAGCAGGAATAACTTATTTCTGCAATACCTGTCCGCTTAGTGATGAAAAAATAAATGCGATTTCTGACACAATCGTTGAAAAAGGTATTAACAAAATCAATCCTGCTTTATCTAAGCAGTTAAGGAAGTAGGTGAATTGTGTGCGTAGTTACAAGAAATTTCGGTGGCTTGCCTTGTTGCACCGTAGAAGGTAGGCACGGTTTAAAAATCGTATTTGATAAAGATATGCCAGAAGTTTATCTGCAGGATAAAAGTCTTGTAGGCCTGGAAGGTGATGAACTTAAAAAAGCATTAAACAAACCTTTTATTGTTACTGCAGATATTAAAGTTCATATTGAATATGAAAATCAAATGTATGATTTCGTTATTCCAAAAGGTTATGATTGGAACGGTGCAAACGTTCCGCCTTTTGCGTGGTGGATAATCGGACAACAAAAAGAACCACGTTTTAAATTGGCAAGTTGTGTTCATGATTACATGTGTGAACACAAAGAGATTGTTGGATATAATCGTTATCTTTCAACACTCGTATTTGAAACTAATTGTGAATACTTTGGAAGGTTCAATAATTTTAAACGTTGGGCTATGTTTCACACGGTAGATAATTGGCAAAAAACTCAACGTTGGAAAAAGGGAAAGAAGAAATGCAAATAAATTATGAACTCTTAGGTATTCTGATTGCGGTTATCATACAAGGTTTATGTCTTGCTTTTAAAATAGGAAAATTTGAAGAAAAACTTGACGCATTAGAAAAGAAACAGGATAAACACAACAATTTAATGGAAAGAACCTTTTGTTGTGAAAAAGAAATTTCTGTCATTAAAGAAAAAATTGATGTCGAAAATCACAGAATAAAAGATTTAGAGGAAGCACAACATGAATGTTTCAGAAGCAGGTAAAAAATTTATAAAACTAAAAGAAGGTTTGCGTTTAGAAACGTACAAATGTTCTTCAAACATTTCTACAATAGGTTATGGTCATACAGGTTCAGACGTTCACGCAGGAATGAAAATCACAAAAGAAGAAGCTGAACGATTATTTAATATGGATCTATACGTTCATGAAAATAATGTTAATAAACTTGTTAAAGTTCCATTAACACAAGGACAGTTTGACGCACTTGTTTCGCTTGAATTTAATATTGGCTATGGCAGTTTTAGAAGTTCAAGTATTCTAAGATTGGTTAATGAGAAAAGATATAACGAAGCCTGCAAACGTTTCTTATTTGAGAATCCGAACGCAAAAACACCAGAAGAAAAATACAAAGGTTGTTGGGTTTTTAATAATCAAAAGAAAGTAGTAGCAGGATTAGTTCAGCGACGCAAAGAAGAACAAGAAATGTTTGCGTCGTAGGGAAGGGGAAAAGATAAATCCGTTCGTTTTTCGGATATTTTGAGCAGGACATTTTTTGTACTGCTCATTTTTCTATGCAACAAGTTGAAGAAGATTGTCAATGATTTCTTGACATTCTTCGCTTTTCGTAATATTATAAAGTAGTTGAAGGGGTTCTAAGAGTAAACCATTACGAGCCCCATTTTTAATTAGACCTTCTGAATGAGGGTCTTTTTTAGTATTCGCAAGTGTTTTGAGGGTTCTAAGGTTGTCATTTTCGCACGTTTCTAATACACACTTCTTAACGTTTTGAAGTGCTTTAAACGTGTCTTTTAAATTTACAATAAGATTTTCACCGTCAAATTTTACCGATTTCGTCATGGTGGTTACAATCAATTTCTTTTCTTCTGGTTCTGCTTTTAAAAATAATTCTGGTAAATGATTTGCAAACGTTAAAACTTTTTCTATTTTTTGGTACACGTGTTTTGAACTTATATTTGCTTCATTTAGTCTAATAAGCAACAAGTCTTTTTCTTCTTGCCATTCCTTATGTAATGAATTAAATTCTTCTTCACTCATACCTGCAGGAATTCGTCCTTCAAGTTTGTCTATATAACTGTTTTTAATTCGCTTTGTAATTACGTCAATGCGTTGTTTTAAATCCGCAACAACACGTTCTTCGTATTCCATAAATTCTTTTAAGTAGTCGGAAGCAAGAAGTTTTAAATGCTGAATATGTTTTTCTTCAAGGTGGATTGTTTCAAGAATGTTTGCAAAAGTATTATCAAACTTTTCTTCTCGGTGGCATTTCAAAGACTTGTGAACACCTTTTGAATTTGCACAATGATAATAAATGTAATGACCTTTTTTATTTTTTCCACGTTTAAATTCTGCGGTCAAATAACAACCACATTCAGAACATTTAATTAAACCTGTATAAGCAAATTTAACGTCGTGCTTCTTGGTTCTATCAACATCTGCAAAACGTGCTTGAACTCGATAAAATAATTCTTTTGAAACAATCGGTGTGTGCGTTCCTTCATACCATTCACCAGACCATTCAAAACGTCCGATATAAAACGGATTGTGTAATAACCAATCAAACTTTCTCGGTGGAAATTTCTCGCCTGTTTTTGGGTGTCTAAAACCTTCAAGGTATAATTGTTCACCTAAAGATTTGAATGAATACATTCCTGTTGAATACAATTCAAAGGCACGTTTAATAAATGGTGCAGTTACTTCATCAACAATAATCTTTTTATGCAACGTAAATTCATCATCAACGTTTAAATATCCTATCGGTGCTTTAGCAGGTCTTCGTCCGCTTCGTGCTATTGTCTTCATATTTTCTTTTGTTCTGAATCTAATTAGACTAAGTTCATATTCTGCGTTACACATCATAATATTACGCATATATTCACCTTCAATAGTGTCTGAATTGAATTCAGTAGCAGAAAGTAATTTGATATTTTTATTTATTAAAATAGGTCTGATAGTTCCATGATAGTCAACACAAAAACGTGAAAGTCTATCAAGTCGCCATACAATAATTGCGTTAATTCCGTTCTTTGATTCATTACAATACTTTAATAATTTTTGTGCTTCTGGTCTTTTTAAACTACCTGCAGAAAGACCTTCTTCAACGAAAATTCGCTTGATAATATAACCTTGCCTTTCTGCGAATTCAAAGCAAGTGTTCGTTTGTGTTTCTACACTAAAGCCGTGTTTCGATTGTTCTTCTGTCGAAACACGAATATAAACGACTGCAATCTTCATAATGATATTCTATATCAAAAATTTAAAATTTTAAATTCTGGTTCTGTTTTCTGAATTTCACGTTCAAATATCTTCATAAAATACAGACCAAAATGAAGTAAATCATAGTCGTCGATTTCTGGAATAGTTAGGTTATCATCTTCGTAAATCACGTTAAAGCAAGGTTTCATTTCTTTAGATACCTTTCTGTCGTGCGTTGAATTTTTTGCTTCTTCATTAGTTCAACTTCTGAATGACAATCAAAAATTCTTTGCAGTTGTTCAAGCATTATTTGAACATCTGCAATTTCTTCTGCGATATGGTGAACGTTCCCCAGACCTCTTAAATGTTTACAGATTTCTTTCTGCAGTTCAGACAGTTCTTCAATGGCAACTACACATTGGTTTTCATTTCCAAAGTGTTTAATAACATTATCATAGAAGTCTGGCTTAGATTCGCAAATTGGCATTTGCGGTATTGCAGGACGTGATATTCTCATTCTTCTTCGTCCTCACCTTTATCGAATTTAATCATCATTACTGCAACAATAATTAAAACTATTAACATTCCAAAAATATCTAATAATTCTTCTGGCATTGTTTATTCCTTATATCTTCAACTACAACTTTACTAACCTTCTTCAAAATCTTTGTAAGACAATCGTTGTATTGGCTCATAATACTTTTTGCATTTGCTTTTAATGGTAAGTCTGGAAAAGTTAAAATATCTTGTTCGGCAAAGTCTTCAATTATTTTTATTACACCTCTTAAACATCTTTGATATTTGCAAACTTCTTTTTCCGAATACCACGTTACAGGTTGTCCCAGACCGTTAGTTGTTTTCCACATTTAGCACCTCTGCAATTTTATGACCAATCATGCCGATTATCCAGAACGGAAAGAAAGTAATAACAAGCGGAATTAAAATCAAAACCACAAGACTATCTAAAGCGGTTGAACAATATTCATCAACTATTTTTTCAAGTTTCTTAAATAACATTTATACCTCTTTTACACATTCATTAACTTTTGAATTTCTTCGTTCAAAAATTTTATCTAATACTTCACCAACAAATTCACCTTCTCTTGCAGATAAACTATGACCTTTGTAAATTCCAAAATTGCTTTTAAATACAACTACGTCAAATCGTTTTATAAATAACCTAAGTTCTGCAGGGGAAAGTTCACTAATCTTTTTATATTTGTAAAGATTATAAAATTCTTCATCAGTTTTTCTTTCAAATCTTCATACTTGCAAAGTTCTTTCAATGAAAGTTCAACACGTTTTTGAATGTCTGATTCTAATTTTACACATACTTTCGGAACAGTCTTTTCAACAACTTCGTCAAGAATAACATCTCGCAACATTCGACTTAAAAAACTTTTAAATAAATTCATAATTTGCCACCTTTCTTTATTCCTCATCAGTACAGGTTTAACCTGCAGACAAGCAAGAACAAGTCTTGCTTGTTTCGGAATTAGTTATTTTCGGGGGGGGTAATAGCACTACTTGCTTCTTTTAAGTATTCAAGTAGTGTAGAAGGTGAAAGACATTTAGTATTTTTTAACATTGATTTTATTGGGTCATAGTTTGAAACAGACTGACCAAACATTTCAACGTACAAACCTTTTTCTTCAATAATTGATTTAATTGTGTTTACTGCTTCATGTAAATCGGTTGATTTTTCTTTAATGTAATTTTCTTTTTCTTTTTTGTAATCTTCCGCTTTAATTTGTTTTTCTTTGAATTCCTTGTATGGAATAAATTCAACTGCACAAATTTTAATTTCATGCATTAGTGGATAATAGTCTGGACTATTAAGTTTTTCAGTAAAAATTGCACGTTCTTCTTCTGGTGCAAGTGTAATTGTTTCTGCCATAATTTTTTCCTTTCGCTTATGTAGTACACATTGTTGTCTTTCCAACCGTCAAAATAAACTTAATTGTTTTGGTTTGCGTAACCCTTTAATTATTGCTTCACGTTCTTCAACCGAATTGAATTCTGGAAGCACTTCTTCGTTTCTTAAATCTTTTCCGCACCAACAACAATAATTAGGTTTTGTGTTGGTGCTTACAATCATTTCGCAGTTTGAACACCATTTGCTTGACATAAAACCTCGTTACATTTGTCATAAATCTTTGTAGCGGTGCTTGAATATTTTTTACTTTTTTCTGCGATTGCTTGAACATCAATCAAAGCTTGTTTGTATGCGTTCATTTGTGTTTGAAGTTGTCGATTCTGTTTTACAACTGCGTCATATTGTGCTTCATTTTGTCTGCAAATTTTCATTAGTTCTGAAATATTTACTTCCGCAACTAATTCGCTTTTTGCTTCTGGAACACTTTCAACAACTTTTAAAAGATTTTGCAGTTCTTCAATTCTAATTTTCTTTTCTGCAGGTGAATAACCAACGCAACCAGAAAGTTTATTATTGATGTACAAAATACGTTTGTGCAAAAATTTTGAAATTAAACCTTTAGTTATTGTCATTTTTATCACCATTTTTAACCTCGTAAGTTGTTGTGTTTTTTGTTTCAGTTTCTGTTACTTCGTAAGTTCTGTTTAGCAGATTATATTTTGCACGTTCTGCGAATCCGTGTATTGCAGATAAGACTTCGTTGATGAAACAAGTGTAACGTTCTTCTGGTAAACCGTTCACCATTCTTTTTTGTGAAAGTTCAATTATTTTTTCAATTTCTTCTGCAGTTGCTTCGGAACGTTTTGAAAAAAGAAGAATATCTTTTACACGTTCTTTGTAAATATCGGAAGCTACTTTGTTCAGACCGTCGTAACATTCAAATTGTTTATCAATAAGTTCTGTTAGTTCAACGTTTTGAATTTGTGCATTATAGAACATAAGCCATGCGTAGTTCATAAAAGCAATAATGAATGACGCAAGTCCTGCATTAGTTGCACCTTTTATAATCAAAATAATGCCGTCAATTAAAGTCCACGCAAGCAAGATAACTACAACCGTTCTACAAATTTTTAATAATGTTTTTTGTTTTTTCATTTCCTTACCTCAATTTTTTTAGATTCCATTGGTTATTTACTGTTTTTAGTGATTTGAAAAATATCTGGTGTATTCTAATCAAATCTATATTGCTACATTCATCTGCAACGATATTGATAAAGTTTGTTATTAGTTCTGGGTTTTTCAATGCTTCGTTAGCAATAGAAGTTGCGAATTTTATTCTTGTTGTTGACATTCTTCACCTTTGATTTCTGGATCTATAACTTGAACATTACCCCAAGTGTCAAAAAATTCTTGTTCAGAATTTGAGTAATACCAAAGTAAATAAATTATCATTTCAACAGGAAAACCTTTTAAAAATTTAAGTCGATTGTTTTCATCAGCACGACATATTAAACGAAATAATTGACTTGTAAAATCTGTTAGGTCTTGATGTTCTCGCCAGATTTTAAATTTTTCCATTGTCTTAATGAAATCTGATTTCATTACACAAATGTTTTCGCCTGTTAGAAGTGAAGTAAAGTCTAACATATTTTTCGTTTCGCCTGTTTTTATAACTGCTACTATCATTTTTAACCTTCCTAAAATAAACTTCTTTGTTCGCTTTCTTCTCTTTGCTTAAACGGATTCGCAAGACGTTCTTTAGAAATATCAACATACTTCTTTTCAAGTTCAATGCCGATATAATTAAGACCAAGTTCTTTTGAAGCAATACAAGACGAACCAGAACCGCAAAACATATCAAGAACAACATCACCGCTATTTGTTGACTGTTCAATCATTTCTTTCATTAGTTGAACAGGTTTTTCGTTTGGGTGGAATTTATTACCAATCGGATTTGTTATTTCAAAAACGTTTGATTTTCCCATATCTTTAATATTTTTTGCATAACCTTTACGCAACATCAGAATAAATTCACAACCTTGCTGATAGTATTTATTTGGTGTTCTGTTTTGCTTTTTCCAGACTAAAAGGTTTAAGTATTTAAAACCTGCTTCTTCTGCTTTAGTTTGAAGTTCTTTTATATTGCGTGCGTTAATCATCAGATAACAATGCGAACCGTCTTTTAGAACTCGATAAACTTCTGGCAACCATTCTTCAAACTTTGGTACATTCTCAAAGAATTTACCAGAAGTTATAAAATCAACATTGTCTTTGCTTGCGTCTTTGCGTAACCATTTCTTTTTCAAGTCTTTTGAATTTTCTAAGTCTTGGCGGTTTAGAATTCCGCCTGTGTGAATTCCTTTTTTAATTCCTGCAACACCGCCTGTTGCGATATTATAAGGAACGTCGGAACATACGCAGTCAACCGAACCGTCTGGAAAATCTTTTAAAATTTTCCTACAATCCCCTTTAATTATTTGGTTCAAGTATTTATTAAGACTTTGCATGTTCCACGTTTCCCCTCTACTAACCTTCTTGACCTTCTGCGGTTTGTGAATCAGCAATAATTTTTAATGCTTCTAAAACTTCTGCGTCTGCATTTTCGTCGTAAATATTACCAAGTAATTTTGCATTGTTTATAAGTTTAATATTGCTTGGATATTGCATACATCTTTCACCCTCAAAAGAGTTTGAAATAAATGCAAAACTATCTGCAATTTCAACTGACCTTTTAACAAGATAGTAGTTTGCAACTTCGTCTTTTGGTTCTTTAAATTTGAAAACATCACCTGTTTTTACATCATGAAGTGTATCGTCGCCCATATCAAAAACATAACCTGTTTCAACTGCTTCCGCTTCTTCTGCAGGTTGATTGTCAAACAAGTGTGTTTGATAATTTTTTAATGCGTCTTGAACATTCGCAAGTTCTTCTTCTTTCTTTTCAAGCAAATCTTCTTGGTTTTGTAATGCTTTTTCAATAGAACGATAGCTTTCAATTTTCTTTTGATTTTCTTTCAGAACTTTCCATTCTTCTTCTGCGATATTGTTTTTCATTTCTTCTTTAACTTCGTTAATCAGAATATCAAAAACTGTTGTGTTGCTTGCTTCAACAACTTTTGTCAACGAATCAATTTCTTGTTCAAGTTGTTTTTCATAACTTTCAAGTTGTTCTTGTGTCATTTCGTTTAATTTTAATTTTGCCATATTGTAATCCTTTCCTACTCTTTCAGTAACTCTATCGGTATAAATATTTCTTCTGTTATTCCTAAATCTTCAATAGTGTATTTGTAACCTTTTCCCCACGTTTTTAGTAGTCCGTCTGCTCGCCAACCACACTTTACGCAATTATATTTATCGGTTGTGAGATTTCCGCAGTTTGTGCATTTAAACATTTTTGTTGGGAATTTTTTATTAAATTCACGGTAGCTTTTAAATGATTCTTCTTGCATTGGTATTTCCTAAAATTTTGTTCTTGTTGGATAGCTTCCAACAAATATTCAAGGTCGCTATCCGAAACGTTTTCTATTGCAAATAACGCAAGGTTAAGGTTTTTATCCATTAGCTTGACCTCATTTCTTCTGGTCGTTTTAGTATCATAGAAGACCACACAAGAAAGACCTCGTTTCCTAAATTTTCAACGATTCTACCTTTCATTTGGATTTCACAACCAACTTCGATTGTGCTTCTTCCCCATTGAATACACATTCTTCCTTCTGGAATCTTTGAAGACTTACATCTAAAAACATTTTTAATTCTGCCGTCTGAATATTCCTTGTTGTTTTCAATGATTTCTGTTACAACACTTTGAATTAAAACTGCTTGGTCTTCATACTTTGAAGGTTTACGCACAAAACGTTTTCTTGCCATTGATTAACTTTCCCTTTCTGCCGTTTGGCATTCGTCATACAAGCTATCAAAACAACCGTCGTATTCTAATTCGCTTTGTGTCGGTCTACTTAATTCTTTTGGATAATTTCCGTTAAAGAATTCAGCTTTATCAAACACAAGTTCCCATTTGTTAATTTTGTAAGTGTTATAAAACACTTCGTTCGGCAATTCGTGAATTGGATTTTCAAGATGTTGGTGCATTTTTTTGCGTATCAAAATTAAACAATTTTCAAGACCACGTTCTTGATACCATTTTTGATTTTGTTCGTAGTGCGTGAACTTTATCATGTGATGAAGTTCAAAAGAACAATGGTCATAACAAGTTGTATCAACAATCCAATCTGCAGATTCAATTCTTGGTGCTTTCATATTTCCGTATGCGTCAAAACGTTCTTCAAGGTAATAAATACGACCTTGATACTTTTTGATTTCGTCATTCATTACTTTGTTTAGTCTTGCCATATCTCTAATACCTCTTTATTAGTTATGTCAAAACGTTCTAAAAGTGTTTTTAAAGTTGGTAAAATCATTAAGCGACCTTGAAAAACTTTCGGTTTTTCTTTGTCTTCGTAATACGACTTGATAATACTAAGAGCTTCTGCTTTACCAGAACAAGCAAAACACTTTTCTTCAAGTTCAGAAGGTCTGTTTCTCTCTGCTTCTATTTCCGCTTCTTTGCGTTGTTTTTCTTTTAATTCTTTTTCCGTAGGTTTGTGTTTAAGATTTCCAAACTCACCGTTATATATTCGTGCAAGGTTATTATCTTTAAGAAGCCAATTTGCACAAGGAACAAACTTTATATCAGCTTTTTCAAATTTTAAAGTTGATAAAGTGTAAATAATATCACGTAATTTATCTTTTAAATCTGGAATTTTCTTTGCATAATTTTTAAGACTTTCAATTTCCTTACTTGTTAAAACAGGTTCTTCTTTGAAAAATTCCTTGTAGGCTTCGTTAAATGCGTAAAGTAACCAACGAATATTTACTGCGTCTGAATTCTTTTTAGATTTTTCTTTTCTGCGTTCAAGATTTTTAAGAACTCTATCAGAAATGTAATAACCGTTTTCTTCTCTGAATAGTTCATAATCTTTTAAAATCATTTCAACAAAACGTGTATCAATACGAAGGTCATCAGCAATAACGTCTGCTTCATCAACTGCAAGCAAATCACCGTGCATATATTCAGCAATTCGCCAGAATATAGCATAAGAACCAAGAACTGCAAGGTCTTCTTTATCTCTATCATCAAGAGTTTTTACAAGTTTACGGAAATCACGAAACATTTTTAAAATCTTTCCGTCATTGCTTGCGTTCTCGTCGTGTTCAAACCACGGATTTGTCATTTTTGAACCGTCGTTTGCCATTAGAAACCTCTTTTGCGTAACTCTTTAATTCTTTTTGTGTAACATTGGCTGACTCTACCGTCTTTAATAACTTGAAGCATAACTTCTTCTGCTTTATACATAGCTTCTTTGCAAACTACATAACCTCGTTCATACATAAACGCAGGTAAGTCAACACGTCTTTCGTTTGCAACCTTGATTAGATACAAATCTAAAAAATATCTGTACGCTTCACGGTAAAGAAAATTTGTTTTCTTTCTTAAAATCTCGTCTTGTTTTCTTTTTGTTTCTTCATAAAGATTGTGGATAAATCTTTGAAGTGGAAACTTCATAATAACTGTTTTCATTTTCGCTAAAACTCCCTTCATAGTTGCCTACTTAACCAAATGCGGATATTTTTGTTGGTGGTAATAATTCAATGCATTACGCACGTGTTCGGCAAAATTTCTAACGCCTTCTTCTATCATTGCTTCTTCGCTGATTTCATACTGTTTATCAGTGAATTGAACAGTTGTAGAAGTCATTCTTTCTCGCTTAACTCTCACTTGTAAACCGCCTTTCTTTTTGATTTTTGACATATTAAGCTACACGAAATAAACGGCAAATTTTGTCGTTCTCGTGTTTTTATGTTATTATTCAATCAATCAATGATTGAATGGCATAATACAATTATACATAAATCATGTTGGTTGTCAACATAAATTATGTATTTTTACAAAACTTCATACAAAAGGTGTAGATATGTTTGGCACAAAATTAAAAACTATTAGAAAACATTTTTCAGTTACGCAGGATGAAATGGCAGGATTATTAAACATTTCAGCCAGAACTTACGCTTCGTATGAACGTGAAGAAAACAATCCACCATATTCTATGTTGGTTTTGCTTTGCTCAAAACATAAAATAAACTTGAATTGGTTTATTGCAGACGAAGGCGAAATGTTTATTGCACCTAAGTTTGATGACGTCAAAGAGGAATTACTCAAAGAAGTCAACGGTCTTTTGGCAAAATATGGAATTAAGAACCAATAGTTTTTATAAGATTTTCAAGTATTCTATTCGCTTCTTTAGTTCCAAAAACACAACGCAAAGCGTAGTATATTTTTAAAAGTTCGGTTTTTGTCATTGAATGGACTCCTTTCTATATAAAGAAAGGCTGAAACAGAAAGGAAGTTATGCTACAAAAACTTAAATGTAAAGGTAAAGAATAAATTTCGTGTTATAATAGTAGTACACAAATCAAAAAGGAGTGGTTATGAGAAATTTAATTTTAGCAGTTGTTGCCATTTGTTTATCTACACCAGTATTTGCTTACACATCATACGGTAATGATTGGTTAAATAATTCTTCTGACATTAACGAACGTATGCGTCAAAACAGAATTTATGAACAACAACAAGAGCAACAAAGACAAATGGAAAACCTAAGACGACAACAAGAAACGCAAGACTATTATAGACGTCAACAAGAAATGGATAATAGATACAAGCAGATGAACCGTAAAATGTTTTAATACGTGTGTAATACACGTGTATAAGTTTTTGAATACGTGCGTATAAGTATTTTATACGTGCGTATTCTTTTTTTATACGAATGTATATATATTTTATACGTGCGTATAATTTACGTATAGAAATTTCTATACACGGTGTAGAGAAATTTTATACCATAACATTACATAACATAACATTACATAACAATAAAATTTTAATAAATTAAAATTTTATCTTTAAGAGGGAACGAAATTTTTTTATTTTTTCTTTTTCAAATGCAGTTGCAACAAGTAAAACAATACAAATAATTAGAACAAGTAAAGAAAAACTGTCAAGAAAATATTAACACATTGTAACAAAATGTAAACACGAATTTTTTAAAATAACAAAAAGGGTTTCAGGCGAATTTGTAAAATAATCAATCAATCAATCAACGAGATTTTTTAAAAAAAATTTTGTAACATCTGAAACTGTAGATTACGAAATAGAAATTGATATTCGTTAAAAACGAAAAGCGGGAGCTATGCAATTATCAGAGTAGTAATCGGTGTACATAGGTAAACTATGTACAGAGGGAGTTTTGGCGAATGTTGATACATTGTAAGAAATGTAACTCAAAAAATAGTGTTACGGAAGTTCAAGAATTAGAAGATATTGAAGGGTTTACGGATAGAATTCTTATAAC